CAGTTCCCCAAGGCCACGCCGAGCCTGAACGCGGCGGCGCTCGTCTGGTCCAACGCCCCGGTCATCGTCGGCGCGCACGATACCGGCCCGCTGATCCGCTCGAAGAATGGCTTCTGGCTGACGATCCCCATGCCCGCCGCAGGCAAGTCCCTGCGCGGCGGCCGGATCACCCCCGGCGAATGGGAAAGCCGCACCGGCCTGCGCCTGCGGTTCATCTATCGCCGCAGGGGCCCGAGCCTTCTGGTGGCGGAGGGGCGGCTGAACACCAAGGGCCGCGCCGTCGCGTCACGGTCGAAGACCGGCCGGGGCCTCGTGACCGCGCCGATCTTCTTGCTGGTGCCGCAGGTCAAGTTGCCAAAACGGCTGGACCTGGCGCGGGATGCCGAGCGGGCGCATGACGCCGTGCGTGGGCTGATCGTGGCGAATTGGGTGGAGGGGCGATTCTGATGCCCACTATTCGACGACGTGAGTGGGCCACAATTTCTCGATGTGCCGGTAGACGTCGACAAGGATGAACTTCTCGCGGCCCACTGCATCCTTCAGTTCTTTTGGGAACCTAGCCATGGTCTCATAGTCGGGAAGCACCACGAACTGAACTTCAGCATGCTCAAAATGAAAGTCATGTGGAACGCGCCATTCACGCTCGTGGGCGTAATCGATGGTCTTGCCTCCTAACTGCTTTGAGTACTTCTCGGTCTTTGGGCGATAGGCGGGCCAAAAAGGCGTCACAAAAGTCTTTACGTGGTCGTCCCAGTTCTGCTTTTCCCAGTGATCGGCGCGGACATAGTAGGCTGGGCCGCCCCCAGCTGCGAATACATGAGGCTTTGTGAAGCCCAATCCAAAAGGCGAGTAGTGGCGAACGTGCTTGAGGAGGCTAGACCACGGGCACTCCGTAAAGCAAACGGCCGGATTCCCCGTCCAAGGAATACCGCTGGCCTTGATGGTTTTTTCTTCTAGCATCTTTACAAGGTTCTCGAAGGGCTTGTCATCCTCACCCTTTGTGAAGTGCGCAACGAAGTTTGAATCGCTCATCTATCGCCCCTGCTAACCATGACAGAATTCAGAAGTTAGCTTCGGAACCACTCAATGCCCACCCCTCGCGAAACCATCCTCGCCGCGCTGCACGCGCTGCTCTCGGCGTTGCCCGCAACCGCCCTGCGCGGCGAGGTCCTGCCCGAACGCGTACCCATGGCAGGCCTCCTGATCCTGCGCGATGGCGAGCCGGGGGAGCCGGAGGTGACGCTGTCGCCCCTGCGCTACCACTACCAGCACCGGGCCGAGATCGAGGCGGTCGTGCAGGGGGCTGCGCGTGATGGCGACTTCGACACGCTTTGCGCCAGCATCGGCGCGGCGATTGCCACCGACCGAACGCTGGACGGACTCTGCGACTGGGTCGAGGCGGAAGCGCCGCGCCCGGTCGATCTTCCGGTCGAGGGCGCCGCAAGCCTGAAGGCGGCGGTGATCCCGGTCGTCCTGCACTATTCCACGGCCGATCCGCTCGGCTGACCTCACCCACCACAGGAGAACACGATGGCACGAGCCCATGGGGCGCGGGCGCAGATGGCGCTTGCGTTTGAATCCGTCTATGGCACCGCGCCCGCCACGGGCTATCGCACCGTGCCGTTCGCCAGTACCACGCTCGGGTCCGAACAGCCGCTGATCGCCTCGGAGCTTCTGGGCCAGGGGCGCGACCCGCTGGCCCCGATCAAGGACGCGGTCACCGCCGATGGCGATGTGGTCGTTCCGATCGACGTCGAGAACTTCGGCCTGTGGCTGAAGGCGGCCTTCGGTCAGCCCACGACTACTGGCACGACGCCCAAGACCCATACCTTCCAGTCCGGCAACTGGACTCTGCCGAGCATGTCCATTGAGACAGCCATGCCCGAGGTGCCGCGCTATGCGATGTACACCGGCTGCGTCTGCGATCAGTTCTCGTGGCAGATGCAGCGCTCAGGCCTCCTGACCGCGACCGCCCGGCTGGTCGCGCAGGGCGAAACCGTCGCGGCGGCCACGGCCGCTGGTACACCCACGTCGCTCGCCCTGCAGCGGTTCGGCCATTTCAACGGGGCGATCACCAGGAATGGCACGCCGCTCGGCAACGTCATCTCGGCCGAGGTGACCTATTCCAACGGGCTCGACCGGATCGAGACCATCCGCTCGGACGGCCGCATCGAAGGGGCCGATCCCGGCATGGCCGCGCTGACCGGCCGGGTGGAGGTGCGGTTTGCCGATACCGCGCTGATCACGCAGGCCATTGACGGCACGCCCTGCGAGCTGGTCTTCGCCTGGGGCCTCGGCGCCAACGCCAGCTTCACCTTCACCGCGCACGCCGTCTACCTGCCGCGCCCTAGGATCGAGATCCCGGGCCCGCAGGGCATCCAGGCGACCTTCGACTGGCAGGCGGCCAAGGCCACCAGCCCCGCTCGCATGTGCACCGCCGTCCTCGTCAACACCGTCGCAACCTATTGAGAAGGCACGCCATGCTGACCCTCGACCTTTCGAACGCGCCGCAGTGGTACGACCTGATCCCTTGCGTGCGCGTGAAGCTGCGCCCGCTCACCACCGCGCTGATGGTCTCGGCGCGCGGCGATCCGGCGATTGCCAACCTGCCCGAAGGGGCAGCGACCGAGGAAGCCGCGCTCGCCATGGCCAAGGCGCTGGGGCGGCGCGCGATCATCGCATGGGAAGGGATTGGCGATGCCGATGGCAATCCCATCGAGCCGAGCCCCGAGGCCATCGATGCGCTTCTCGACATCTGGCCTGCCTTCGAGGCATTCCAGACCCTGTACGTCGCCAAGGCCCTTCTGCTGGACGCGGAAAAAAACGCCTCTGCGCCCTTGCCGACTGGTCCTTCGGCGGGGGCGAAGGCTACTGCGCGGCCTGCGGAACAGCCTGTCCCGACTGCCCCGCACGGCTGAACCGGCCGCTGACGCTCGAGGGCGCGCAGGTCTGGGACCTGGCACAACGCCTTGGCGGGCAGATGCGCGTCCTCCCCGGTGCGGTGATCGGCTGGGACATGGGCGCGGCGCTGGCACTGGGCGCCGCCTTGGGCATCTCCGCACCCGCCATCGCCGAACTGCTGCCCGCCCTCGAGGCTGTGATGGTCCGCCGCGTGAACGAGCAGATCGCAGCCAACCGCGACTAACCCCATCTGGAGCTCCGATCCCATGGCCGAAAAACGCGTCTCCGTCCGGCTCGCCGCCGTGGGCGGCCGCCAGGTGCGTGCCGAACTGGAGGGCGTCGGCGAGGCCGGGGCGAAGGGCCTCGGTCGGCTCAGCCGCGAGATGGAGCTGGCCAACACCCGGCTGGCCGCATTCGCGCGCAGGGCTGGCCTTGCCCTTGGGGCCGCCGCTGCCGCCGCCACGGCCTCGCTCGGGCTGATCGTCCGCTCCACCGCCGAGAGCGCCGCCCAGATCCGGCAATTCGCGCAGGTCGCCAATGCGACGCCCGAGGCGTTGCAGCGCTGGTCGGTCGGGGCGCGTACCGTTGGCATCGAACAGGAGAAACTGGCCGATATCCTGAAGGACGTGAACGACCGTGTCGGGGATTTCCTGCAGACCGGCGGCGGGCCGATGGCGGATTTCTTCGAGAATGTAGCCCCGCGTGTGGGTGTGACGGCCGACCAGTTCGCCCGACTCTCAGGCCCCGAAGCCCTGCAGCTCTACATCGACACGCTGGAACGCGCCGGTCTCAGCCAGCAGGAGATGACTTTCTATCTTGAGGCCATGGCCTCGGACGCGACTCGCCTCCTGCCGCTCCTGCGCAATGGTGGGGCCGAGATGGCGCGGCTGGGTGACCAGGCGTCCGATCTCGGGGCGGTTCTGGACGGCGATGCGCTGGAAGCCTTGCGCCGCACGCAAATGGCACTGGGCACGGTGTCGCTGGTGTTCGACGGGTTGCGGAACCGGATTGCCGTGGCCGTTGCCCCGACCATCGAGGCGCTGGCAAATGCCTTCGTGGCGCTGGCCTCGGATGGCGGGATTCTGCGCTCGGCCATCGACGGGCTGATCGGCAACCTCGGACGCCTCGCGTCCTATGCGGCGACCTTCGCTGCTGTCATGGCCGGGCGCTGGGTGGCGGGTCTCGCCGCCGCTGCCCTGTCGGTGCGCGGCCTCGCCACCGCGCTCGTGTTTCTGCGCGGCGCCCTGATCCGCACTGGCATCGGGGCGCTGATCGTCGGCGCGGGTGAACTGGTCTATCAGTTCTCGCAGCTGGTGGCCCGGGTCGGCGGCGTGGGCGAGGCCTTCCGCCTGCTCGGCGACCTGGCCCGCGAAGTCTGGTCGCGCATCGGCCTGTCGCTGGACGCGGCGCTTGCCCGGATGGCGGCTGGATGGGAGGGGCTGAAGGCGGCCGGTCTCTCGGCCCTTGAGGGCACCATCGCGGGCGTCGTCAGCTTCGGCGACCGGACGGCCGCGATCTTCCAAGGCGCCTATGGCGCGGCGGTCGCGATCTGGGGCAGTCTGCCCGGGGCCATCGGCGACTTCGCGTTCCAGGCGGCGAACGGGCTTATCTCCGGCGTCGAGGCGATGCTGAACGGCGTCGTCACCCGCATCAACAGCTTCATCGAGACCCTGAACGCGGCGCTTGCGTTGCTGCCCGAATGGGCAACAGGCGAAGGTGGCGTGCGGATCGGCATCCTCGATCCGGTGGAACTGGGGCGCATCGGCAACCCCTTCGAGGGGGCTGCAACGGCTGCTGGCGCGGCTGCGGCGGACGCCTTCTCGGCCGCGCTGTCGCGGACCTACCTCGAGCCGCCCGATCTTGGTCTCGGCGCGATGGCCGACGATGCCCGAGCGCGGGCCGATGGCTATCGCGAAGCGGCTGGCATGCTGGCTGACGCTGCAGGTCGGCCGCTGGCCAGCTGGCAGGCGCTGAAGGATGCGGTGACCGGCACGGGGACCGAAGCCGAGACCGCGCTTGCGGATGCGGCTAGTGCGGCCGATGCCTTGACCAACGGGCTGGACGACACGACCACCGCGGCCGATGGAGCGGGCGGGGCCGCGCGCGGTGCTGGGGCGGCAGCGGCCGAGGGAGCGGACGCGGCCCGCACCGGCTGGCAAGCTGTCACGGCCGCACTCGCCGACTACGCCGCGAAGGCGCGCGACATTGGCGGGGATATCGGCAGCGCGCTGGTCGGGGCCTTCACCTCGGCCGAGAACGCCATCGGCGACTTCGTGAAGACCGGCAAGCTCGACTTCCGCGATCTCGTCACGTCGATGATCGCCGATCTCGCCAAGCTCGCGGCCCGCCGCTTCATCCTCGGCCCCATCGCAAACGCCCTTTCCGGCGCGTTGGGCGGCGCGGGTGGCATCTTCGGGAACATCCTGCATGCGGGCGGCGTGGTCGGCGCACCCGGTCCCGGCCGGATGGTACCGGCGCTGGCATTTGCCAATGCCCCGCGCATGCACAATGGCGGCTGGGCCGGTCTGCGCCCGGACGAGGTGCCCGCGATCCTGCAACGCGGCGAGCGTGTGCTCTCGCGCCGGGAAGCGGCGGGTTACGGCCAAGCTGGCACCTCGACCGTCAACGTTACGATCAACGCACGCGACGCCGAGAGCTTCCGCCAGTCCCGGACGCAGGTCGCCAGCGACATCGCCCGCGCTGTGTCTATGGGTCGAAGGGGGATGTGATGGCATTTCACGAGGTCAGGTTTCCGGACAACATCAGCCGTGGGGCGCGCGGCGGCCCCGAACGGC